ACAAGTCCAGCTTGAGAATAGTCGTGCAGCCAACACAATGAATATGCAAAACCTGTCTAACAAGCAAGCACTTGTAATGGCAGAGGCTGCAGCATTGGCTGACCTTGACAGGGCAAACCTTAACAATCGCCAACAGGCTGCAGTACAAAACGCACAGAACTTCCTGCAGGTTGACATGGCTAATCTCAATAACCAACAACAAGTTGAATTGTTTAAGTCACAACAGCGTATTCAATCTATCTTCAATGACGCATCTTCAGAGAATGCTCGTAGACAGTTCAACGCTACTAGTGAAAACCAGCTAAACCAATTCTTTGCAAACATGCAGACACAGGTTAGCCAGTACAATGCGTCACAGACCAATGCCCAGCAACAGTTCAATGCAGGTCAAAAAAATGCCATGTCAAAGTTCAATCGTGAAGTTGATGCACAGCGTGATCAGTTTAATGCCACAAACAAAATTGCTATTGCACAGAACAATGCACAGTGGCGTCGTCAGATTGCTACTGCTAACACTGCCGCAGTTAATCGTGCAAACGAAATAAACGCAGCGGCAGTTCTTGACATTTCTAATGACTCATACAATAATCTGTGGAACCACTACAGTGACACAATGGAGTGGGCATGGACTTCAGCAGAAGCACAGCTTGATCGTTACAATCAGATTGCTCTTGAACAGCTTCGCCAAGACAAGGCTCTGGAGCGTACAAACATTGAGGCAGGTAGTGCAGCAGGTAGTGCAATTGGTAGCCTTCTTGGCTCGTTGGGTACAGCATTTATTACAGCCAAGTTCTGCTGGGTTGCTCGTGAGGTGTATGGTCCGGCTAATCCAGACTGGCTTATCTTCCGTGAGTGGATGTTTAATAAAGCACCTAAGTGGTTCTTTAATCTGTATGCAAAGTATGGTGAGCGTGTGGCTTCCTTTATTAGTAATAAGCCAGCACTCAAATTTGTAATTCGTAAAATGATGGATAGGGTTGTAAAAAATGGAAACTAATGTAGCAAAACGTACATACATTCAGATGGAAAATATGGTTCAAAATATGGATCAGATGAAACAGGCTAATGCTGCACCATCCACAGGGCTTCTTGGTCCTCGTAAGATGGGCAAGCCTATGAAGAATGAGGCTACACTAGAAGAAAATCCTGCCTATCGTGTGGCAAAGTATTTTCAAACACTTCGTAACAAGCGCATGGAGTTAAATGGTGGAAAGTCCTAATTTTGACGTGCCAATTCCTGGCCAAGCAATGACTGCTGAGTTAGGCAGTCGGCCTTGGCAAAGCCCACCACAATATCCGACTGTGGAAGAGGCATTGGATTATTACGTTCCACGTATGGCAGATGATGATTTTTCTGATCAGCTTCTTGACATCATGGAAATGGGTGTGCCTTTGATTACTCTTGCAAACACAATGCAGATGAGTGGTGTCATGGAAGGCAAGCATAGTGCAGACGTGGGCATTCTTATTATGCCTGTGCTTGTGGAGATGATGCGATTGATTGGTGACGGTGCTAATGTTAAGTACACCACAGGCATGGAAGAAGATACAAAGGCACCACGCTCTAGCATGATTGCTCGTGCGCTTAATCAGCTTCGTGAAGAAGAAGCAAAAGAAAAAGAAGAAGAAGATAACCCGCCCGTTGATCAGATGGCTATGGAGCCAGAAGCACCAATCGAAGAGCCTATGCCTCAAGAAGAGCAAGCTGATGAACAGCCTATGGGTCTGATGGCGAGGAGGTCGTAATGCTAGGGGGTCTTATTAAAGGTATTGGTGGTATCTTTGGGCTAGACAGTCCCGCTGAACTCTCAGGGTTTAAGGCAGGTCTTGCAGGAAGCATTTCCAAGGGTATTGACAAAAGCGTAGACAGGTATGCAGATCGCGTAGATCGTATTGCCGACTACCAGCTTCGCAAACGTGTGGCTGAAGAGGAGCGTTTTACGTCTGAGTATCAAGAGAATATTAAAAAGTTAAAGGCTATGAAGGGCCAGATGGGAGATGCTGGTGTTGAAGGCTTGGCATTTCTTGTATCAAAGTATGGCATTGACGGTGCGGAAAAAGAAGTTGGCACATTGCGGACACTTGCTGACCGTACTGGTCGTAGCACAACCTCTTTACTTGGCATGGAGAGAAATGAAAACTTCGGCATGAACGTAAGTGATTTGGCAAAAATCTCAACCCGTCCTGTCGCTGATTACTCTGATCTTGGTGAAGGTATTGAGGCACCGGGTATCATTGGGTTGTTTGGTGGTGACGTACAGCGTGATGTTTCCCGTCAGTATGATCGTGGTATTCAAGAACTAAATATTACCACAGACACAGACAGTGTAGAGTTTGACAACCTGCCAACTGCGACAGGTATTGATCCTATTACACGTGGTATGTTGTCTAGTCCTTCGGCAGAAGCAGGACGCCTTCGTCATATTGGTCACAACTATCTTGAAGAAGCACAAGATATACTTGAAAACGCTGGCAGTAATGCCGAAGCACGAGCGATGGCAGAGGCCAAAAAACAAGAAGGTCTTGCCCTCATTAAACGTGGCAATGATATGGCTGAAATCTTTGATACTGATAAAGATCAGAACATGACAACAGCAGGTACACGCGCTGCCGCTACAGACTTTAAGTCACAAATCAATGATGTTTTTGGTTTGGGTGGTGTTTATCAAGACGGTATTGTTGTAACCGGAGACATGAATGAAAAAGATTTTGGGAAGCTAAACATACTTGGTTCAAAGCTTGCCAGAATCCAAGATAATGCTGTCCGTTCTAAAAATTATACGGCGGCAGAAGCATATGCTACTATTTCTGAAGCTATTGCATCCAATCAAAGTATTGAATTTGATATGGAATCAGGGCAGATTATTGTGGGTTCAATTGGCAACCTTGCTACATTCTCAGCACAGCAAAAGATAGAAGATGCAAAGATTGCAGAAAGTGTGTCTATAGTAGACAAGACACCACAACAACTTGTTGACCGGATTCAATCTTCTAATAATCCGGGCGAACAGGGGGAAGCTAGACTCAAACTTATTGAATCTCTTATGAAAACCGGCAAGTCTCAACAGCAAGCTATAGAAGAAGCTGACAGAATGATTGCAGGTCAATAGTATGCTGTACAACGAAGACAAAGAAAACCTCGACAAAGATCGTCTGTTAGAGGATGATCTTTTCATTAGTGATGCGCGACGGTTTTTGATTGAAAGAAAAGGTACAGAGCCTGACGACTTGCTTGATCGTGAAAATGTTTACGATCAATTTATGTCACACTTCCGTAGTCAGAACGTAAACGAGGCTACAGCCATCCGTGACATGATCCATGCACAGAATGCCAACGACGAAGGCAAGCAACGCATGGGTCGTTTGATGGACGCCTTTGACCACATGGATAGTGACTTCGGTGGCAAAGCCATTGGAGACTATGCTGCTGGTATCTTCACAGCCCCTTCCACATATGCAGGTATGTTGACATTCGGTGCTGGTAAGGCCGGTGCTGTAGCCGCTAATCAAGGCATTAAATTAGGTCTGCGTCAAGTGCTGAAAGAAGCGATGGTCAAGTCTGCCAAAGATCGTGGCGCAAAGACTGTAACAGTAGCTGGTATCAAAGGCTCTGGCAAAAGACAAGTAATTGCAGATGGCGTTGTTCAACGCGCAACTATGGCACAACGTGCAAAGGCAATGTCGGACACGGCTCTAATGAAGGGTGGTCTTCGTGCTGGGCTAGGCGCGGCTGGGCTAGAGGGTGCTGTTGGTGGTGGTGCTGTTCTGGCACAAGAAGAAACCCGCAAAGAGACTGGCATCAAAGAGGGTGTTGACCTTGGTAATGTTGTAATCGGTGCAGCAGCAAGTGCCATCCCTGGTGGATTGCTTGGCACGGTAGCCGGTACAAAAAAGTTTAGCACTCACTACGAAGCCACAAAAGAACTTATCAACTCTCGTAACAAAATGATGCAGGGAGTTGAAGACGTATATAATAAAGCCACAGTAAATGTTCTCAAGGGAAAAGGCAAAGGTGGCAAGGTAAAGAAGGCTGCAGCACAAAAGTATGTGAACCTTCTGTCTCTTGAAGAAACAATTCCAGAACAACTCAAGCGTGGTCGCATCAGAAAAAAAGCCCTTGTAGAAACTGATGCTGAAACCCTAGCTACGTTTGACGAAAAAGTTCGCTATAACATTGCTGCCGCTGCTGCTGAGATTGTAGCCACAGTGCCACCCCGCTCTGCTACTATTAAAGCGGGTAGCAAAGAAGACCTGCAAGAACGCTTCTCCTCTCGTCTTGTTCGGGGTATGACAGACCCGAATGTACTTTCTGAAGACAAACTCATAGACATTCTTAACAAGTATGGTATTGGTCAAGAAGACCTAGCCGCTGTTGGCTTTGCTGATGGTGCTGGAGAACTTGTGGCCGAAGGCGTATCTGAAGCAGGTCGGCTGTTGGGTTCGTTTGGTCTTGCGGCACAAAAGCGTAACAGGGCTTTGTTCAAAGCAATGGACGAACTTGATCAGTCTTTAAAAAAAGAGGGAGAGTACAAAAGTTCTGCGGCCCTCCAAGAGATGAAGAAAAAGACTGGTACACTTAATGCTGGTAGTAATCAGCAAGGTTTCTTGAGCCAGCTTACTAGCGCACGTGTAGGTTTGATGACTGTCAACGTCGCTACTACAGTTCGTAATACAACCAGTGGCTATCTGCGTAACTATATCTACGCACTCGACAACCTTGGCTCTGGTGTGTCAAATATTGTACTAGCCAAAACAGGGCTAGGTCAAGCCATGACTAAAAAGGCTGTGGCTGACGTTACTGAAGAGCAACTAAAAGATGAAGCAGAACGCGCCGTTAAGCTGGGTACAGCGCAGCTTCGTGTTGGCTTTCAATCTCTGTTTCTCAAAGACCTGTTCTTCCTGTCTCAATCCAAAGACGCATTGGTTCTGCGTGAACTTATGACTGACGATGTATTTGGTAAGAGTGATATTGGACGCAAGCTATTCCGTGACTTGGGAGATATGGGAGAGCATTTGAACTCAGAGAGTGGTCTGTTGAGGCTTGCACGTGTTGGTAACACACTCAATAAAATGAGTGACGACATGTTCAAGAATGCCATCTTTGCAAGAGAGTTGGAAAAAGAATTGGCGGTCAGTAGCCTTGCTGCTCAGAAGGGTACATTGAAAGAAACAGTAGGTATGGGTATTCCTGCTGGGCAGATTGCAAACCCCAATCTTCGTAACATGATTGAGCAAGACAGGTTCTCTTCTGTACCTGACGAAATGATTGGACGTGCCATGAACAAGGCTTTGTCATTCACATATCAAAGAGGCGATTGGGACCGTTCAACACTGTGGGGTAGCTTGGCTAACACAGTGATTAAGTTTGGTCAAAGTCCTCTTGGTAGTCTTGTTGTTCCATTCCCTAAATACATGGTAAACCAGTTTAAGACAGCGTACGAATACGCCCCTGTTTTGGGCTTGGCAGATTTTGGCACGGGAATCCTTGATAAAGCAGATGTGAACGCAAGTATCATCAATCGTGCAGCCGACAAGATGGGCAAGCAAATGGCAGGACTTGCCACACTTGGTGCCTTTGTTATGGCACGTAAACAATTCGGAGATGAGAAGACAGAGGCGTTTGAGTACAATGATCCAACAAGCGCACAAATTGTAAACGCAGAAGCAGCTATTGGTCCATTCTCTACCTTTGCTTTGTCTGCTGACCTTATCTACAAGGTACAGAATGACATTCCTCTGGATGGTTTTGTACGTAATCTCTCAAAGGCACTGACAGGTGGTCAGTTCCGTCCTAATACTGGACTTGACTCTCTTGACCGAATGATTTCAACTATCGGCTCAGAGGACATGGCGAATCCTGAAAAAGTAAAGCGTACTGCAGCGGAAGCGGCAGGTAACTTTCTGAACGGATTCCTTGTCGGTGCTGGTATGCTCAAGGACGTAATGGCAACCATTGATCCTGACTATCGTGTCATCCCTAACAACGAGCGTGTCAACGCCTTTGACCACATGATTAGCGTAGGACTGAAGTCTTTGCCACAGGAGATTCGTGAAGACGAAGAGCGTCGTCAGAGTCCTACTAAATCAAATGGTCTGCGTTACGCATCTCCCATTCTTCGTCAAGTCACAGGCTTCTCGTTCAGAGAGGCAAACAATGTGGCAGAGAATGAGTTCGATAGGCTTCGCATTCCCTATCGGAAGATTGCTCCTACTGAAATTAAGTTTGATCCAGAACTGAGCAACGAAGCGAGAGGTATCATGGGCCAGTTTGTGACCCGTGAGATTGCTCGTTACATCAACAGCCCAGACTATCAGTCGTTGAAAACAGACGAAGAAAAAAGATATCTATTACAAAGGGAGTTGAATTACTTCAGGGCAGAGGCAAACAATAGGGTGCTTAACCAGAACAAGTACCTTGAGAAGTCAGAGATTGAACGAATCTCAAAAGCCCTATTCTTCAAGCTTGGCAAAGAGGAGCGTAAATATGCAATGTCTTTGTACGAACAGTCCACAGGTAATAAACTAGTAGACACTCTTGACTACCAACACGCCTTAGCAATTCTGCAGGACAAAAAGAAAAGAGACCGTGCATCAGCACGGCCCCGTCGTTAACGCATACAATCACACACAGTGTGAAGCGCAGCCACTGTAAATAAATACAGTAACCACGCCCCAATCAGTGTAATCGGAAGCCACCTAAGAAGCTTTAAGATTATCTTCATACGCTTTATTCCAGCCACGCTGCCATTCTTTGGCAGACGTGGTATTTTTTCGCATTGGGTTTGCTACTATGTGATGAAACCCCTTACGCAATTCAGTTTTTGAAAAAGATTCGTAACCACGCTTGTAGTCGTCCGCGAGTTTTTTGTTCATTCTTTTTTCCTTTCATGTAAGCTAGTGCTTTTTCTACGCTTTCAATGTCATCACCTAAATTACCTAACCCAAGATTACACGGATTACACAACCAACCTCTAAAAACTTTTGTCTTATGACAATGATCAAAGACTAACTTTCTTTCTTTACCACACAAGTCACAACATTTTGGTTTTGATGGGGAGTTTTTCTTTAGTTCTGTTACTACCCTTTCATGTTCTTTTTGACACGCGTTGCACGATGTGTTTCTACTATTCTTGTCACCCGTTGCCCTTCTGTACAACCTAAACTCACTAACTGGCTTTGTTTGATTACAATCCCTACAGGTAATTGTTTCCTCAGTCATTAATGTCATTGTTAGGCCAATTATTTAGAATTGAAAGCCTGTCTTCATGCGCAGAAATCTTATCAAGTTCAGACTGTACTGCCTCCATGATATCAGAATGTTCCCCAATACCGGCTGGATTATTAAAGTATGCCTCAATGTTCATCATGTGTAGATGGACACTTGCTTTTGCATGGTTCTTCAAGGCTAGTATCATTTTTTGTTTCATGTTACTTTTCTCCTTCATCCACTGTTTTGCTTCTTGATCTAAGTTCATTGGCTTCCTTCTCTCGTTTTTTACTCCATTCATCATACACAGGATGATTACGAGATGGGTTGTACTGTACCCATCCGTCACCCCTCTTCCATACTCTTGAGGTATTCTTCAAGGTCTGTTTGGTTTGGGTCATAGTCCGTCTTCTCCAATCCTTCCAGTATTCTACGCTGGATTGCTTCTGAAATCAAGGACAATCTTGCCTCCTCGTCAAGTTCAATGACAAGTGTGGCACCACCGTCCACTAACTCAATGTAGTCTGCTATCTCTAGTTTCATTATTCAAGTCCAGTCAACAACGATGGTCACTTTATTGTCACCTAGATTAACCCTAGTATAGTCTGCTAGGTGGTCTGTAAGAACATCCCGTATAGCTTTCTCTACTAAATCCATAAGGTACTCCTTATCGCCGCTGTCGTAAGAGTTAAAATCACCAGAAGTAGGCAATTCAATTGCCCTCATCATGTGGCATTCAAGTCTACTACTTCACAGACGCCAGCAGTACATGCCAACTCACGCCCACCTGATGTAGTGTCTTCCTTCTCAAACTCTTGTAGCTTTGACCAGTCAACATTCTTTGGTAATTTTTCATAGAGTTCGTCATATGTTTCTTTATCAATATCTTGATAAACAGCTTGTTGATAAATGTGTTCACTAAACGGCAGGAAACTAATACCTGACACCTCATCAAAATGTTCGTAAACCCATGCGCCTACTTCCATCCACTCGTCATCCTTGACAGAAATAGTGACAGATGGTTTATGTTCACACCAATGTCTCTGATATATAAGCCACAACTCAAGCTGTTCAATAGCAGACATTTGATAACGTGTTACTGCCCCAAGGGGTGACTGCATAGGAAAGCTAAACACAGTAGTGCTGTCAGGCTTTGTTACATCTGGTTCTGCAGGGATACCTTGAGAAATAAGGAACTGCGTAATAGGGTCATCATTGCCACCACGTACTGTACGAATGTAGTAAGGATTGTGACGTGCATGGATACCCGAAGCACTATCCACAAGCTGTGAGACAGTCCCTGACGGCTTTACACAGGTGATTGCTGTAGACTGTGGTATGCCAAGCATCTCTGACATCATGGCATTTGTCTCCACAGCCTGTTCCCGAAGTGCATTTAGTGTTGCACCAATGTTCATACCAAGATGTGCAGACCTACCAGCCATAAGTTGATTGTCCATAATGCCTGTCAGTGACACCCCAAGCAGTCGTTCTTCCTCAGTGTTGTTCTTCCAAATCTTACGCAGATACTTGAAGTCTGTCAGAGTGGACTGGAACGTGCCAAGAATTGTGGCAAGGCGAACCTTCTCTGTCAGTGTTTGCTGCGTATCAGACGAACGCACCACAACCTCTGACAGATTGCAGAATTGATACGGACGCAGGATAATTTCACTGCATGGATTACACCCAAAGTCATGTTCAACATCACGACGCCCATTTTTTGCAGCTTGTTTCTTTGCCGCCTGTCGATTAAAGATGCCACGCTCACCCGAATGACTCTCATACAGTGAAAGCCACTCACGCATAAATGTACCCATCTGTGGCTTTTCTTTGTAGGCTACACTGTTATTGGCCAGCGCACGTTGTCCATCACGATAGATATTCTTCTCAGGCTCGTCCCACCATACACCAGACTTTGCATGTGCCATCTGGTCATCATTCAGATTAGACAGGCTGATAAGCGCACTGCGACGTACGCCACCGACGACTACAACCTCACCAATCTTACACATGATGTCATGGCATTCAATAGGATACAGACGACGACCTGCAGCACCCTTAAACTTTTGGATACAGAACTTAAACAATTCTTCCAACGGGGCTGGGCCACTTGCTCTACCACCAAAGGTCTTGAGACGTGCGCCAGCAGGACGAACATCACTTACATCCCACTTGGGGATTTGCCCTGCGTATAGGAGAGAGATGAGTTCCCGAAGGGATTTGGCCCAGCCAGGACGGGAGTCGCCAACCTTGATGACGGTATCAGTTTCGTGCATCGTTTCGTTGATGATAGGTAACTTCTCTACATTATGTCTTTCCACAGAGAAGCCTACACCAGTGCCACACATGAGGACATACATCGTTTCGTCAAATGCACGAGTATTATCCACTGGTAGATAGGAGCAGTTATAACCACCAACGTGACAACGGTCAAGCGCAGGACCAGCAGTCATCAATGCTCTCATGCTTGGCATGATGTCTTGATCAAGCACTGCCATCTCAAGTTCACCACGTAGTATATCTGGCATGTCATAGTCATGCTTATCCTTGAGATGCTTGCTCATATAATCAAAGTAACGTGCTATAGTTTCAGGCCATGTCTCACGACGTTGCTCGTCTTCTTTCCACCTTGCGTATCTTGAAAGTGCGATAAAGTTTTGATAGTCTGTGGGCAAATAGTTGTTCATTGGTTCACTCCGTTGTTATTTTAATATGTTTGACTGATACACCTTCCATCTCGTGAAAGTAATCTTCTAGGCTTTCTTCCAACTCTTCGGCTGGATTTTCATCTGCTGGCATTGGATACTCGTCAGGGTCTAAGACCAGATGTGCATAGACTTTAACTCTCATTATAGAGACCTTCCACTTCGATAATCAGCTTATCAAGATACCACTGTGCCTTCTTGAGGTCTTCTGTACCATTCTTGTAGCGATAACGCCACACGTACTTCATGATATTGCCTTGTAGATAATATTCGTAGCCATCACCTGTAGCCGCTTCAATAGCGTCTATGCACTCAGTACCTCTTTGATTATAATGTGGTGGACTATTGACCATATCTGATTGTTGTGATGCCTGTTTCATATACTCTTCGTGTCTCATCATGCCTCTCCTTTCGTCTTAGTTGTAAATGTTAGACGAATGATATTGTCCTCATCTCTCTCTACAATAACTGCGTTTTCTTCGTCATCAATCATTGGGTCATTGTCTGTCCAAAACTCTTCTGAATTATTCTCTACATATTTGTATATTTGATCACGAACATATTCATCCTGTTCCATTACAGGCAGAGAGGCAAGAAGCATCATTACAAATAATTCCATACCACTAAACACTTCATCTGTCAACTCATTATCTCTGGATGTAACAACAGACACTTGTGCATCTCCTGTCCACTCACCCCCCTTTGAAAAGGTTGGCCGTATTCTAATCAAAAAATCTTCATTTTCTACTGGACTTTCCACGATAGACTCCTTTCATTTTTGTGCCTTTGAAGGCTATAAATTTGGGATGTTTATTCTTCCCCTTTTCTTTTAGCCAATCTTCAGGGATGATCCTATCGTAGTATCTGAAGTTATGTTTAATACACCACTCTCCATATGAAGATTTTGCTCCCTTCCTTAGTTTGCGACGACTGTTTTCAAATACAAAACGAATGTCTAGTTCAGGGTGTTGCTTCTTAATAGCAAGATGCTTACGCCTGTCAGACGCTGTAAACATACCCTTTGTTTCAATGATGATACCATTGTGCAGCACGAAGTCAGGAGTGTACGTTCTGTAGGCTAGGTCTTCCCACTCAATCTTAATACCTTCATAGATGAAGTTAATCTTGAGTTCAGTCAGCTTTTCACTGACAGATAGTTCTAGTCCACTACGATACCCGTGCTTCCGTGCTGCACGAAATTGTTTACTGTCAAACACTATAACGCACGGCCCCGCCAGAAGTCCGTAGGATCACGATAGCCTAGTGCTTTAAGTTCTTCACGAAGGACTTTATCTGCGTCATTACGTGCATCAATTGCTGCGCGGAGTCCTGCTGTTTTCCGTTCCCTATACTCTTTACGAAGTTCTGCCAGATGCCGTTCAGTTTCATGAATTTGTTCAGCAAGTGTTTCAAGTTCATTCTCCATCACTTTTCTCCTCTACTAGTTGTACATAATGAACCATCTTTGGTTCCTTGGCCTGTGATTTTACAGCAGGACGTTCCTGCACATTAGGCCAGCAAGTATAACGATAGTCACAGAATGTACACTCTTTGCACAAGACTTTGTTACCTGTCTCTTTACCTCTGAATGTCTCAATCTGTGGCTCATAGCTACGCTCAAACTCGTTGGCTCTCAGCTTGTCAGCAAGGTCTTCAATCTTTTGAATCTCAGACTCAAGGTCAATGTCAGCAGGTACATATTTGAACTGACCATTGGCCTTATTAATTACCCACCAGCCACCAGGTTTTTGTCCTGTAGCTTTTGCATAACCCGCAAGCTGACCAACATAGCCAAACGCATCGTTGTCTTTCAACACTTGATAGGACGCAAACTTATTTTTGTACGACCAATCAGACGCACTCTTAACATCGTCAACAGCACCATCAATTACAAGGTCAAAAGTGCCATCAATCTCAGCATTTTTTGTACGAAGTGTTACCTTCTCTGAGTCGATGTACTTTACCTCTGACTCTTTCAACAACCCCTTGAAGATAGCTTCGATGATATCCCCAAGCAACATGTTCATTACAAATGTTGTTGGCTTTGGTAGTGCTGCCTCTGGTTTATTTTTGTCGAACCAAAGCTGACAGTATGGTCTGCCAACATTGGACATGCGTAGCCGGAACTGATCGCGCTTGCCACGCCCAAACTGACGAAGCACAGCATCCTGAATGTCACGTGATATCTGGATGGCAGTCTCTTTGGAGAACCCTGCCTTACCATTTACAACACGCCCAAGATACTTGTGCAACGCCAGTTCTGCTGGATGGTTGATATCAGTCAACGTCAGCTTCCTCGACAGTGATAAACTCATCTACAACGTCAGACTCAGGCTCTGGCGTACTATCCTGATAAGCCTTGTCCCATTCACCCATTACCCACTTGTTGTGAGACTCAACCTGCGCCATGAACTCGCCCATTAATTCCTGATCTAAGTCAGTAATTTCAAAGCTTGCCGTTGTGTCTACACCAAGGACAGGAACCCAGAAGGAATTACCTGTAGGCAGATCACGCTTCTCAGTAGATACATTCATGGCATGACTGATAGGCAGACGGTTCTGACGTGCAAGGCGACCAAATGCTTCACCCACATTCTTGAAACCTTCCTTTGTGTCTACGTCCCAGACAAATGGCAGGTTCTCAACATCCATAGTGTTACCATCTGCTGTAACACCATTCATGGTAACTGTGCCAAACACCACACGCGTACGCTTAATGGTACGAATGAGTGTCTTCACATCATCAGAGAGTGCATTAAAGTCTTTGATGTACCCACTTGGTTTACCACAGTTAAACGTACCAAAGCTGTCCTTCAAGTCAATATCCATGTTATTGGACATGACAGTCTTCTGGTATGTCTTCTTATCATTGTCATAACGCTGATACATAAAGCGTTGCAGGAAGGGGCGAATGACTACGCTGTCAGCATAGATAGACTGCTTCTCCCCATTCTCAAGGCCCATAGCACCGGCAGATACAACCTCTGCCTTAATAGTCTTGCCATTAACCTCCGCATCCCCCATAATAGATTGCTTCACAATCTTGAGGCGTGACACACTGGACTTACGCTCCTGTGCATCATAAGCTACACCCATCATCTGGGCCATAGCTGCATAGTTATTGGCATCAATAGTTGTTAGTTCACTCATATATAGAACTCCTTTCTCTCAGGTTAGACGCGAAGTTATATCACATTACGTCTTTAGTGTCAAGCCAATTCGGACCAATCTTTGCTTCTAATAGTAGTGGGACATTAAATGTAACACCCCATTTGCCAGCTATTAGATTTGGTAGGTCGTCATTAGTTTTCTGTATTGTTTGTAGCACCAACCTTTCTTCGTGTGGGTGTACATCAATCACGATACTGTCATGCACCGTGTTCACAATACAGGACTTTGCGTATGCTAGTAGACTATCAATGTGTAACAACGCCAGTGGCACGATATCTGCTGTGGCAAATGACTGCACAGGATAGTTCTTAATCTGTGTAAAATACGACACACGTCCATTTTCCTGGCGTTGTACATCAGGGAATGAAAACTTACGCCCAGATGGTGTCGCAATATTCTTTGTTGTTAGGGCTTCGGTTGCAAGCTTCTCATGCCACCTCGCAATTCCTTGATACTTATCATTGAAGTGGTGATAATATGCAGCCTCAGAAGGCGTACGCCCAAATCCGGTGGCACCATATAAGGGTGCGAAAGTGTGGGCTTTTGCATCTTGTCTGCTAGTATCCTGCCCAGCATCTGTGATAACCTTTGCCGTATAAGAATGTACATCGAATCCATTTCTTACCTCCTCCATTGCTACTGGGTCTTGTGAAAGGAATGCAGCCACACGAAACTCAAGCTGTGCAAAGTCTGCTTCCATGATTTGTCCACCATCCCAACGAGAAACAAACACCTTCTTGACAGGGAATGTCTTACCACGTGGCATGTTCTGCATATTTGGGTCAGCACCAGAGAAACGTCCAGTGGCTGTCCTGTGTTGTAAGAGACGCACATGTAGTCTGTTATCAACCTTTGTGTGCGTCTTGATGCCCTCAACAAATGAGGACAGGTATGTTTCCACAGCACTCAAGCGAATAACTGTGTCCAAGAATTGTCTAGCCTCTTCCATACCCTTTTGACGTGCAATGCTGGACAGTGTTTTCAGGTTGTCCTTACTTGTCGAGAACCCATTAGCTGATGCCCACTTGGCACTAGGTGCATTAAATTTAAGACCGGCAACCTTTGGCAGCTTCTCATAGATGAAGCCAGATGCTGCACATGTTACGCACTTGTTGGGCTTAGAGAATGGCTCACCATTCTTTTTCGTCTTACGAATATAGCCTGTGCCATTACATGCCTCACACTTTACTGCCTTTGTCTTGTACACAACCTGTGTCTGTGTACGCACAGCATCCCTGTACTGCACGTCCTTCATGTATGGGTGGGTAGAGTTTGCCCACACTGACTTGTCCTTCGGCTTACGTGAATAGATTACCCACGAAAGCTGTTCAGGGCTATTGAGATTGATAGGTGTGTCGCCCATCAATTGATGCACTTGTTGTTGTAGAGACTGTTGCAACTCAGTGCGTTCCTGTTGAAATTCCTGGCCAACCTCATCAAGCACATCAAGGTCAACCTTGAACCCACGCTGGTAAATACGTGCAAGACATACAGCCACCTGATTCGACAGGTCAACTGTACCCATCAAGTCAGAATACTCTGGTGTATTCAGTTTAGCATACTGTGTATCAGCCAGTTGTTGTGTGGCCTCAAGGTCTGCCACAAGATACTCAGTCAGTTCATCAAGAGGAATCTCACTAGTCTTGTAACCCTTCTTGAAGTATTCCTTGAGGGTGTCCTGTTTCTTTGTGTCCAACTCATGTCGTTCAGCACATGCCTCAAGAGACAGTGGTTGCTTCACCCCACACTGCAGTACATACTCTGCAAGCATAGTGTCAAAGACAGGACCATCATACTTAAACCCAGATTCCCAAAGCCAAAGCAAATCATGCACAGCATTGTGACAGATAAGCACAGTGGCCTCATCAAGAAGCATCTGAACACGCTCACTGTAGTCATGCCCACTCACATGCTCCTTGTGGTCAAAGGGAAAGGTCAGACACACGCCTTGGTCAGAAAGCATCCCCACCTGAACCAACGAGTTTTCAGGCTCGAACGGGTCCAAGTGGAGTTTGCCCCCTCTCTCAGTCGAATTGTTTTCAACGTCAAGAGTTAGTTTCATTACTTCATTCCCGCAGCAGTTACACCA